GTTTGCTAGTCCCTGTCCGTACTCAATACTCTTCAAGTCTTTATTAAATTTATCCCAATACATATCAAAAATTTGTATCTTTGCACCTCTAGTAAGGTCAAAACAAATCTTATCCTTCACCATATACTTTACAATATATGCATCATTAGGAAATTTCTTTCCACAAACTTCAGCATAAGATCCATTTGATACTAAAATTTCACATCCATATTTACTTTTACATGATTCTCTTTCTTTTGAATCCCAGTGATCCATTCTTTTCTCTTCTTCTTTTTTATTCTCAACTTCTTTTTCTTTTTCCATTATAAAATCTCCAATTTATGAGCGATCTCCCCATACAATATTAGGGTATGCTTCCATAACATTTTCTTTCGTAATATTATACTTATCAGAAAGATTTTTATCCTTAACAAGACAAACAATTTCTGCCTCTAATGGATGCAAACCTTGCAAGATATTAATAAACATTGTTTCACGACGAATAGAATTTAATCCAGAATTACCACCTTTAACAAAATGATAGAAGTTTTTTGATTCTCTACGAATAGTTGTGTGTCCTTGTTGATCACTTAAACCCAAAGAAAAACTTCCTTTCTCGTGCATACTACGAACTTCTTCACTAATTTTAGTTGATAAAGTTCCACTATAAGTACTCTGTTCATCATACCCAACATAAGGAACTTCTCCTTCTGGTAGTAATGAAATTACCGAAGTGTCAAAGTTCCAAATAAGAACCCTTCGCAATGAAACATCATCATATTTCCGAAGTACTTCTACTTTTTTAGTCTTACTTCTTTGACGTGATACTAAATCAAAAACTTCAAAAGCTAATGGTCTAGATGGCAAATTATCAACGACTGAAACAGTCTTTCTTTTAGTCGTCGTCTTCTTCGTTGTTGTCATAATCGGTTTCAAATCTAAATGCTATAACCTCATCAGGAACTAAATTCCCATTTTCATCAAACATTTCGGGATGAGGTCTTGGAATCTCCCGATAGTTCATCATATAATCTCTTGCAACCCAACCTACTAATGATCCTACAATCAAAAATAATAATGATACAGGTAGCAATAAACTTAATATTATCTCAGTATCAATAGCCATCTTCCTACCTCCTGGGAATTTAATTTGAAAAGTATTTGTATCCTTTTTCTTTTTCCTCCCATTAAGTATAAATTCAACACCACGATTGGTATTATCAGATTTATTTATCTTTGATGATTCTATTTTCTTTGAGGAATTTGATTGTTTCAATAGATCCTCCTAATTTTTTATCATCACAAAGAACTTGTGGAAATTTAGCACCCTCACCAAACTCAGAAATAAATTCTTCTTTAGTAAAATGTTCACCTAGATTATACACCACAAAGGTACTTCCCGTCAACTCTAATACATGCTTTACCTTGGTACAATATTTACAATCTGCCTTAGAAAAAACTGTAAAATTCATATTTTTATATTACCCTACAAAATAATTTATAAAAGAAAAAAGGGAAGGAAATTAAATCCTTCCCCTGTACTTCACCCACCAACTTCTCCCACCACAGAGAAGGTCTTGTTCCCAAAGATACAAGGAATCTCAAGACAATGATATTATAAGGCACTTTTGAAGAATTGTCAATCTCTTCCATCAAACTACAGGAACACCATACTGGTCTGAAAGGTCCTTATTAATCTGCTCCATCGACTTAAATCCCTTTACAGTAGACCAAGTAACAATAGAGTACCTATGCCCCCTTGTAACTGGTTCTACCCCATGCGTATAATGATGATTAGATGGAAAACATACCATCATACCTGGTTTAGGACGAACACGAACATTAAAATCAGGAAATATAAAATCGCCACCTTCAAAATCATCATTCAAAAAAAGTACAGTACTTAAATCCCTATCAGTAGATTTTTTCCATATCTTTTCTCCTTTTGGTGTTACCCATATACTTTCGCCATCAATATGAGGTTTATAATGTCCCCCAATTCCATAAGACAATAATTGAGGAACCTCACTACTACTAACCTCTACATTATAAAAAGGGTTAATTACATTCTTAACTGCTTCTCTAAAAAGTTGTTCTATTTTTGGAAACAAAGGACCAAATTCAATAATCTGAGTATCTCTTGTTTTCCTATCAACTCTCCACTTTGTTTCACCACTCTTATTTGTTTCATCAGCATCAAACACAGATAAATCTTGCTCAGGTGAAGATTTAGCATGTTCTACAAGCTCTTTCAATCCTTCAGGACTGACAACATTAGGTTGTATCAAAACATAAGTTAAAGGATTATCAATCATAAAATCAAATCTTTTTACTAATTATAACACACTATTGAGGAAGTCCATTTGCTGCAGCTGAAGATCCGCTCGCCGCATACACCTCATGAGTTAAACGAGATACTAATACCGTATTAGTATCATTAGAATAATCAATACGATCTATATGTGATGTTCTATCATTACTAGGAGTCCAACCACCACCAAAGTATCCATAATCCTTATTACCTGTTGCTGCTAATCTACCTCTCTTCCCAACTATTGTTCCTTTTGGTGTTGTTGCTACTAAATCATTAGCATAATCAATACGATCTATCATAGACTGCTCTCCATTTGACATACCACCACCAGCAAAGTATCCATAATCCTTATTACCTGTTGCTGCCAAGAAACTCCGAGCAGCAGATAATGGATTTCTTGCAGGTGCTTCTACAGTATCATTAGAATAATCAAGTCTATCTACTTTATCTGTAAAGGAAGAACCAGTATAACCACCAGCAACATATCCATAATTTTGATTACCTGCTGCTGCTGTTACATATCTAGAAGCAGACAATTCACCTTGAAATGGTGATCTTACTGTATCATTAGAATAATCAATCCTATCTACTATTGAATGATAAACATCGGGTGAACCTGGTGTCCTACCACCAGCAAAGTATCCATAATCTTTATTACCTACTGCCGAAAGTCCCAATCTAGCAGCAGTTAATGTTGCACTTATTGTAGATGTAGTATCATTAGAATAATCAAGACGATCTATTACATCTATTGCTGGAGTAACAATGTTACCACCACCAAAATAACCATAATTAAGATTACCTATTGATCCCGTTTTTTCTTTATTAGCACTTAATGAACCTTTTGCAACTGCATATGATGTATCATTAGAATAATCAAGACGATCTAATGTTGATATATGAGGAGTAGCATCAATATTTCCACCACCAAACCATCCATAAGCACCTGCACCCTTTTGTGTATTATTTCCAATAGCATTTAATGTAATAAATTGATCGCCATGTATTCCATTTTGTCTTGCACTGAATGCACAATTATTACGTACACTCTTAGAAAGTTTTCCTTTTGTTATTGCATCTGCAGTATCATTAGAATAATCAATGCGATCTATTATTGACGTAAAAATACCTCCAGAACCATATCCACCACCAACATATCCATAAGAATGATTACCTGTTGCTGCTAAATTGCTTTGTGCTTTAGTTAAATTAGATGTTAATTGAGCTATTACAGTATCATTAGAATAATCAATACGCTGTATTGATGATGAATAGTTAGGAGATGTGTCAATACCACCAACAACATATCCAAAATAATTATTACCTATTGCTGCTCCTTCCTTTATTTCTTTAGTAAGATCTCCTTTTGGTGATACAGCAACAGCATCATTAGAATAATCAAATTTAAATACCGTCTTCTTCAATGTTGGTCCTGGTGTCTCACCACCAGCAAAATACCCATAATCTTTATTACCTACAGAAGCAAATCTTCTTATATCAGCTGTTCCTGTTGTAGCTGCTGGATTTCTATTTAATAAAGCATTACTATCATTAGAAAAATCAAGACGATAAATATCCGAATATATAGGAGTAGGCTCTACCCATCCACCAGCAATATATCCATAATTAACATTAGCAAGTGTACCAACTGTCTTTGAAACATTAACCATTTCAGGACCAATCGTAGTGTTTACTGTACTACTATCATTAGCATAATCAATACGATCTATTGTACCTATTACAGAACCAGTATCACCACCAACAATATATCCATGTGTTTTACTACTCAATCCACCAACTTCTGTTTTAGCAACAGTTAATGGGCCTTTTGTAACTGCATTTGCCGTATCATTAGTATAATCAATACGATCTACTGTTGATATCCTAGTAGGACTAGGATCTAAATCACCACCAGCAAAGTATCCATAAGTAGAAGCAGAGAATGTATTAGTAGGCAATTTATTCAATGATGTAAATTGATTCTCTTGAGCACTTATTCCCGAATTATCTAGGTATATTTGTGTAGTATACAATGAACCTTTTGTTGATGCTATTGCTGTATCATTAGAATAATTAAGACGTTCTATTGATGATCTTACATCATCATTACCACCCACTATTGCCTTACCACCAGCAACATATCCAGAATTCTGACTACCTGTTGCTCCATGATAATATCTTACAGCAGTTAATGGTCCTTTAAAAATTGTTCCGGCAGTATCAT